TGCTGTGACGAAGTCGGAAATCATCGGCGGCGTTTCCGTTGAAGGTGCAAAGAGCGGTCTTGAACTTGTCAGCGAGTGCTTCCCGCGCTTCCGTCTTGTCCCGGGGCAGATCGTTGCTCCGAAGTATTCGAGCGATCCTGAAGTCGCGGCTGTGATGGCGGCCAAGGCTGTCAACATCAACGAGCATTTCCGTGCGATCGCTCTGATTGACGTGCCGACCGACACCGTCGATTCCTACTCGAAGGTCGCTGAATGGAAGAACAACAATAACGTCGTCGATGAGGCGCAAGTCGCATGTTGGCCGATGCTTGCCCTTTCTGGCACGGCGTACCACATGAGTACTCAGCTCATGGGCCTTATCGGCAAGGTGGACGGTGACAACGACAGCACGCCGTATGTCAGCCCGTCGAACAATAACTTCCAGATGACTTCCACGGTCCTGGCGAACGGCAAGGAAGTCTGGCTCGGGCCTGAAAACGGCGCGTATCTGAACGGCCAGGGCGTCGTGACGGCGCTCAATTTCATCGGCGGCTGGGTGTGTTGGGGCAACCGTATGGCCTGCTACCCGGGCAACACGGACGTGAAGGATTCCTTCATTCCGGTTCGACGCATGTTCAACTGGGTCGGCAACACGTTTGTGCAGACCTTCTGGCAGCGCGTTGATGCGCCCCTGAATCGTCGTCAAGTTGACACGATTGTTGACAGCGCGAACATTTGGCTCAACGGGCTTGCGGCTCGCCAGTACATCCTAGGCGGTCGCGTGGAGTTCCTTGAGAGCGAAAACCCGACGACGGACCTGATGGACGGCATCGCACGCTTCCATGTGTACGTGACGCCGCCGTCTCCGAATCGCGAGATCGATTTCATCCTTGAATACGACGCGAGCTATCTCTCGACGCTGTTTGAATAAAAGGAGGCTTGAATTATGGCAACTGGAAACAAGGTGCCCGAGCGCCTGATTAACTTCCGCGTTTACAACGACGGAAACGACTTGCTCGGCGTCGCGAATGTGGACCTCCCGTCCATCGAAGCGATGAGTGACACGGTCAGTGGAGCCGGCATTGCTGGCGAAGTTGAAAGCCCGATTCTCGGCCACTTCGGCTCGATGACTGCGACCTTCACCTGGCGCACCATCACGCCGGAGCTTGCAAAGCTCGCAAACCAAAAGGCGCATGCGCTTGATTTGCGCGGATCGCAGCAGGTCTACGACGCAGCGCTCGGCGAATATTCTTCCGTTCCTGTGCGTGTTTCTCTGCGTGCGACGCCGAAGAGCATTTCCCTCGGATCGTTTGAGGTCGGTTCCACGACGGACAGCGAAACCGAGTTTGAGGTCATTTACATGAAGGTCCTTGTGAATGGCAAGGAACTCATCGAAATCGACAAGTACAACTTCATCGCCAAGTTCGACGGCGAAGACAAGCTCGCAAGTGTTCGAAAGGACCTGGGCTTGGCGTAAAGCACAACGCCGGGGGCGGCATGAGCCGTGCCCCGGCAATCCCAACATAAAGGAGTGAATCTCATGAAGTACATCCTCTCGAAGGAATACGAGTTCGAAGGCCAGAAGTACACTGAAATCGAGATCGATCTCGACGTGCTCACCGGCAAGGACGTGTCTGCCGCAAAGCGCGAGTGGACCCGCGCAGGGAACTTCTCGCCGCTGATGGCGTCCGACACGGACTTCTGCGTCTACCTTTCCGCGAAGGCTGCAAAGCAGCCGATTGAATTCATGGAAGGCTTGCCGGCGAAGGACTACTGCGCGATCGGGCAGGAGGTCGCGAATTTTTTGCTGGGGTGATCGGCTTTGCAGAACGGTCTGATCCTGACGACGAGGTCAAGTCTGCGGCGGTATCCATTGCGCGCGTCATGAAAGGCGGTGCGCTTGAGTGGATGCAAGAGCCGTTGATTGAGCTCGCATCATGGAACAGGACGATCACAAAGCAGCTCGAAGCGGAAGCTCGGGCGGCGAAGAAAAAATAAGGCGGGAAACCGCCTTTTTTCGTAAGGAGGTGACCTCATGTCGAAGGTTTACGACATCGCCTTCAAGATCGCGGGGAAGCTTTCCGGAGACTTCGCGAGCACATTTAAGAAAGGGCAAGAGACCGTCGCCCGCATGGGTGATTCACTCGCTACGCTGAACGCGAAAGCCGCAAAGATGGACGGTCTCGTAAAGGCACGCAAGGCTGTTGGCGAAAGCTCACGAGAGTACATCCGTGCGAAAGAAAAGGTCGCAGCACTCGGGAGAGCAATGAGCGCGACCAGGGAGCCGTCCGCCCAGATGGTCTCCGAATTCAACAAGGCTAAAGCCGCCCTTGAAAAGTCGAAGGCGGCTCTTGAGCGGAATCGATCCGCTCTGCGCGAACTTGACGGTCAGATGGGAACAACCGGCACGCACCTGAGGACGCTTATCGAACGACAGAATGCGCTCGCTCAGTCAGCCGACAGGGCTCGTGCGGCACAGCAAAAGCTCGCGAAGATCAACGAGCGTTTGAGCAAGGCTCAGGGCGTTCAGGATAAGGCCAGAGAAATGCGGTCTTCGAGCGCGGGCGCTCTAATGGGCATTGGCGCTACGGTTGCCGCAACAGCTGGTGCTCCAGTCAAGCAGGCGATGAGCTTTGAAGACCAACAGGCTGAACTTCGCAAGTTCTCGGACGACTACAAGCAAGTCTTTGATGGCATCCAGAAGCTCTCGCTCCAATACGCGAAGAGCACTGAGGACATGACAGCGATGGCGGCGAACGCCTTCCAGTCCGGTATCGCAAAGACGGCTGACGAGGCTCTGAAGCTCGTTGAGATTCAGAACCAAATGGCCATCGCCTTCGATATGACGGGGGATGAGGTCGGTGCTGCATACGCGGACATCCAGTCCAAGATGGGCATCAACATCGAGCAGAGCAAGGCAATGTTCGACATCGTCAACCAGATCGGCAATACCACGAGCGCGTCGGCAAAGGACGTCGTCGAGGTGCTTGCTCGATCCGGTGGTGCCCTCAAGGGCTTGACCGCGATGAACGAGAAGCAGATTGCTGCATTGGCCGGGTCTTTCCGATCCGCGTCTGTGTCGTCAGAAGTCGCTTCGACCTCGATGATGTCATTCATCAACGCTTTGTCGTCCGGTGAAGGCGCCACGAAGGGACAGAAGAAAGCCATGGAAGAGCTCGGCATCGACGCAGGCAAGATGGCGCACATGATGACGTCGAACTCTGAAAACGCTCAAAAGGCGATTCAGGACGTTTTCAAGCGCATCAACGGCTTGCGAGAAGACCAGAAGTCCTCGATCATTGGCGCTCTATTCGGTAACGAAGCGGGCGTGAAGTCTGCGGTGGCAACGCTTGCCAAGCAGGGCGACCTGCTTGCAGGAAACTTTGCGATGATTTCCGATCCGGCTCAGTATGCCGGTTCGATGCTGAAGGAATTCCAGTCCAGGGCTGACACGACCTCGAATTCCCTGCAGATTGCAGGTAACGCGGTCAAGCTAGTCGCCGGCGGGATCGGGACGGCTCTTCTTCCAGCTGTTCGAAAGTCGGCGGAAGCCTTCGTGAAAAATAGCGAGAGCGTCATCAAGTGGGTGAGTGAAAATCAGTCGCTAATTCTGACGGCCATGAAGGTCGGTGGCGCGATCCTCGGCTCTGTGGCTGCCTTTCATGCGTTACGCCTTGTCTTCGCGCTTTTGGCGAGCCCCGTCATCTCAATGTACAAGGGCTTCCTGAACATCCAGAAGGCCATCACCTTGATGCGAAACAGCACGGTGCTCGCGACAGCGGCCTCGAAGGCGCAGGCCATTGCGCTCGGCGCGTGGAAACTCGTCGTCACGGCTGCGACCACGGCTGCGAAGTTGATGCGCGGTGCGATGGTCTTGCTGACTGGGGCCATGCGGGCGAACCCGGTCGGGATCGTCATCACGGCTTTCACGTTGCTCGTCGGCGCAGGGCTCGCGGTCTACAAGAATTGGGACACCATCAAAGCGAAGGCGGTTGAGCTCTGGAGCGCGTTCTCGTCGAACTTTCCGAACATCGCTTCGGTCGTGAAGGCGAACTTTGCGATCGTTGCCGACATTGCGAAGAACGTCTGGGGCGTCTTCTCGAACCTCATTGGGTTTGTGAAGAACGTTTTCACCGGGCAGTGGTCTGCCGCATGGGAGAACGTGAAGGGCATCTTCTCGAATGCTTTCAAGGCCCTTGTTGGACTCGCAAAGGCGCCGATCAACAACGTCATCAACCTTGTGAACGGCGCGATTGGAGCCATCAACGGCATCAGCGTGGACATTCCTGACTGGGTGCCGAAGTTCGGTGGGCAGACCTTCGGCGTCAACCTGCCGAAGATTCCACAGCTTGCCGAGGGCGGCATTGCGACGCGCTCGACGCTCGCGAACATCGGCGAAGGCGGAGAACCCGAGGCGGTCATTCCACTCTCGAAACTCTCCTCGATGCTCGGTGCGGGCGTTGGGGCAGGTGGCGGCATCACCGTCAATTTCGCTCCCGTCATCAACGTGTCGGGCGGCTCTGGCGACGCTTATGAAGGCGTGAAGCGCGGCCTTGATGAAGGTCGCCGACAGCTTGAAAAGGACCTGCGCCGTCTTTGGGCGGATCAGCAGCGTCTATCTTTTGCTTAAAGGAGGCGGCAACGTGAAAACGTATGAGACCCGCGCGATGGACACCTGGGACATCATCGCCAAACGAGTCTATGGCTCCGAAGCGTTGATGGATCAGTTGATCCGCGCAAACCTACAGCACCGGAAGACGGCGTTCTTCAGTGCGGGCGTCGTGCTCAATGTGCCGGACATTGACACTGACTCGATGGAGTTTGCTGAGAACCTGCCGCCTTGGAAACGTCAGGAGGGGACGCGATGAGCGGACCTATCCAGACCTATTTGAGGCTCCTCTTCACCGAAGCCAGCAAGTCGGTGTCGGAGGACATTCTGCCGGATCTGCTCTCTTTCACGTACGACGACAAAGAGACAAATGAGGCTGACGAAATCAGCATCACTTTGAAGGACCCGACGGGAAAGTGGGCGAGCAAGTGGAAGCCGGACGGCGGTGAAGTCGTCCGAGCTTACATCGCATCCGGGACGGTTGATGGGAAGAAAGGGCGCGAGCTTTTCTGCGGAAAGTTCTTCGTCGATTCGCTCCGCACCAGTGGCTCGCCTCGTGTCTTCGAGATGCGCGCAGTGTCGATCCCGATGAACACGCCGATCCGACGCAAGATGATCACGAAGGCTTGGGAGAAAAAGACGCTCAAGGGCATCGCTCAGGAGATCGCGGCGGCCGCGAAAGTCAAGCTCCTCTTTGATTCTAAGGAGAACCCGAGCTACGACCGACAAGATCAGAAGGCTGAAAGCAACTTGAAGTTCCTCTCGCGCCTATGTGAAGACGCCGGGCTTTCGATCAAGGTGACAGATTCGCAGATCGTGATCTTCGACCAGGCGTCATACGAGAAGAAAAAGCCCGTCAAAACGCTCACGCTTGGCGTTTCGGACATTCTCTCGTGGGACTTCGAGTCGCAACAGTCTGAGACGTACAAGAGCTGCACGATCTCGTACAGAAACCCGAAGGAAAAGAAAAAATCCTCGGCTGGCGGCTACACGTCGGACGAGTACGACATCGATGCTGTGCCTGGCAAAAAGAACCCGGCCGTCATGACCTACACCTATGTAGATCCTGACGTCGAGGACAACGGGCAGGAATACCAGATCAAGAAGCGTGCGACATCAATCAACGAGGCGATGCGAATCGCGAAGGCCACGCTGCGCAAGCTCAATCTTCGGAAGATGACAGGCAGCCTTTCTCTTGTCGGTGACACGTCCCTTGTGGCGGGTGTCGTCATCAAGCTCAAGGGATTCGGAAGTTTCGACGGCGGTTTCATAATCGAGAGCGCTTCGCACAGCGTCAGCACTAGCGGCTACGTGACGAGCCTTTCGGTTCGCCGCGTCAACAACAACTACTGAGGAGGTGCGGCATGAACCTATTTGACATGCCAGAGGGGGTGCCGAGCCTCATCAAGATTGGTGAAATCTCGAGCATCGACCCTGCGAAATGCACAGCCCGCGTGGTCTTCGACGACGAGGATAGCATCGTGAGCTTCGACCTCCCCGTTCTTCAGCGCAACTCGCTCAAGAATCACGACTACGCCATGCCCGACGTCGGCGAGGACGCCATCGTGCTCTTCTTCGGCGAGGGGCAGGAAGACGGCGTCATTCTCGGTTCGATCTACGCGGGAGAGGTGACGCCTCCGGAATCGACGGAAAACCGCCGCACGGTAGTTTTCGACGACGACACGCGCGTTTGCTACGACCGAGCGGAGCACAAGCTCACCGTCACGATTGAAGGCACGGAGGTTGTGTTCAATAGACAGGATGGCTCTATCACGGTGCCGAATGCGGTGACGATCAATTGCACGACCGCGACGGTCAACGCCTCGTCGGGCATAACGCTTGACACGCCGAAGACGGACGTTACCGGTGTTCTGAATGTCGCCGGTCTCATCACCGGAAAGGGCGGACTCGCCGTCAGCGGAGGTGGAGGTGCTGCGGTGACGGTCACAGGGAACATGAAGCTGCAGGGCCAGATCGAAGCTTCGAGCGACGTGACGGCGGGCGGCATCAGCCTCATGAAGCACAAACATCAAGAACAAGGCGACGGCGCTCCGACGAGTCCGCCGCTGTAAGGAGGCGAGGAGAAAATGGGCCTGGGATTTTCGGCAGTTGGTCTTTTCGGCAAACTGCCTTTTCTCTGCAGTAGTGCAGTGACATTCACCTTCAAGGACCTGTCAGTTTCACGCTCGGTTCGATGGGCGACGCACGAAGTGATAGGCAAGAAACCCGTTCTTGAATACATCGGTCCAGGACTCACAGAGGTCAGCTTCAACATTCAGCTGAACTCGATGCTCGGGACCCCGCCTTTGGCAGCGCTCATTCAGCTCAAGAAAATGCTCGAGAAGAAACAGGCTGAGCGTTTGCTCATCGGTCCAGATTATCTCGGAAAGTTCGTAATCGAATCAATCGGTGAAGAGCGCAAGTATCACAACAACCTTGGCATCTGCGTCTCTGCAGAGGTCAGCATCACCTTGAAGGAGGCGGCGTAATGGCTCAGTACACAGTGACGCTATCAAGTCAAGTCGACTTCGCGCCGTCTGACGAGGTGCGAGAGATTCTGCAGAACGTGCGGACGATCCTCAGCACGCGTAAGGGCTCCGTTCCTCTGGACCGAGACTTCGGGCTGACGTGGGCGCATATCGACAAACCAATGCCGGTAGCAAAGATGCTGATGCGGTCTGAGGTGATTGACGCGATTGAGGAGTACGAGCCAAGAGCAACGGTCGTGTCTGTCGACTTTGACGAGGACACTGCGAGCGCAATGGACGGTATTTTGAAACCGCGCGTTGTTGTGCAAATCGGAGAGGAGGAATAAGACATGGCTGAAACAATTCCCCGTTGGCACTTGCCGGCGGTTGAATTCCTTGAAACGGACGCCGAGACCATCAAGGCCGAGATTATCACTGGGTACGAACAAGCAAGTGGGCGAACCCTCGCGGCGGGCGACCCCGTACGACTCTACCTTTTGAGCCTTGCTGCCGTCATCATTCAACAGCGCACGGCTGTGAATCTGGCGGCGCAGCAGAACCTGCTTTCATATGCTCAGGACGGCTACCTCGATGCACTCGGCACGCTTTTGAGCGTTACGCGTCTTTCTGAAAGCAAGGCCGTCACGACGATCAAATTCACGCTTTCGCAGGCTCTGGCGACGGTCTACACGATCCCTGCAGGAACTGAGGTGACGAACGGTGTTGTGACATTCGCGACGGACCATGAACTCAATATTGAGAAAGGTAAGCTCGAAGGGAGCGTCACGGCATCCTGCACCGTTGCAGGGACGGTCGGCAACGACTACCTTGCCGGTCAGGTCAACACCATCGTCAAGCCAATGACGTTCGTAGCGAAAGCCGAGAACACAACCATCACGACAGGCGGCTCTGAAGCGGAAAGTGACGAGTCCCTTGCCGAGCGCATTCGACTCGCACCGAACGGCTTCTCTGTTGCGGGGCCTGAGAAGGCGTACGTTTATCACGCGAAGAGCGTGTCGAGCTCCGTGCTTGACGTTTCCGTTACCTCCCCGACACCGGGCGAGGTCGATGTCTATGTGCTTCTTGCGGGCGGCGAATTGCCTTCCAAAGAAACGCTTGAGCAGATCGATGCGTACTTGAGTGATGAAACGCGTCGACCTCTCACGGACTTCGTTCAGGTGCTTGCGCCGAAGGCCGTGAATTACGAGCTCGAGATTCACTACTGGATCAGTCGCGAGGACAGTTCGCGCGCCGAGCAGATCAAATCTGATGTCGAAAGGGCGGTCGAAAAATACCGCGTGTGGCAGCAAGGAAAAATCGGTCGCGACATTCTCCCTGCAAGGCTCATTCAGTACGTCATGCAGGCGGGAGCTTCGCGCATCGACAACCCGACGATGAAGCCAGTTGACTTCCAGAAGCTCGAAAGCGACCAGGTCGCCCAATGCACTGGCGTGAAGATCGTTTACGAGGGCTACAAGGATGAGTAAGGGGCTCGCGGACGTAAGGCTGAGCGACTTACTTCCGGACTCAATTGCTCAAGACGACAACGTCAAGCACAGCGCGACGGCGCTTGACAAGCAGTTGCTCGATATGACGGCGGCGGTTGATCTTCCGTCGATCTACGTCAGCATTGACAAACTCACGAGCACGCAGCTCGACCATGTCGCCTACGGGTGGGATGCGAGCGTCTGGCGCGATTCGTGGCCCGTTGCTTTGAAGCGCAGCGTCTTGAAAAACGTTGTGCGCGAAAAGCGCAAGAAAGGCACGCTTCGTGCTGTCAAGGATGCCGTTTCTTCGATCGGTTCGGCTGCGACCATCAAAGAGTGGTGGCAGCAGGAGCCGAAGGGAACGCCCCACACTTTCGAGATTCAGGCGACGCTTGGAAACATCGACGGCACGCTTGATGCAGAAATGCAGGAGGACCTTTTCGCGCTCATCGACGACGCGAAGCCGGTCCGATCGCACTACACCTTCGTGCTTGTGAGACAGCTCCAGGGCGGCATGGGTGTTGACGGTTATCTGCGCCCGGTAGCTTACGCGCGTATTCGCTCTGAAGAGATTGTCAGCCGTGATATTGATGCGGCTGTCGGCATTTTCGTCGGAGCGCGACCTATTGCTATGCGGTCCCTTGTTGGGCTTGCAAAATAAGGAGGGTTTCTCATGGACATCGTTTTGACGACAGCCGGTATTCAGGCCGTCATCAATGCACAAGAGACCGGTACGAACGCCGTCACCATTTCTGAGATCGGCGTCGGAACCGGCAAATACACAGCAAACAAGGAACAGACACAGCTACAAGCTCAAGTCAAGCGCATGCCGATCCTAGAAGGTGGGCAAGCGGGTGACAACGCGATTCACGTCGCGTGCAAGGATGACGGCCCGGGCTCGTATGAAGTGTGCGAGTTCGGGCTTTTCCTTTCTGATGGGACGCTTTTTGCGGTCTATTCGCAGAGCACGCCGATCATTGCAAAGCAGGAGTCAAGCAATCTGCTCCTTGCTATCGACATGAAGCTCGAAGGCGTCAACGCTGGGAACATCACTTTCGGCGATGTGTCTTTCTCTTTCGCTGCTGCAACGGCCGTGAATGCGGGGATCGTTGAGCTTGCTACTGACGAAGAAACGCAGGCGGGGACCGATACGCAGCGAGCTGTGACGCCCGCCGGTCTGAAGAGCTTGACTTCCACTGCAGAACGTGCGGGTCTCATCCGAACAGCAACGGAAGCCGAAGCGAAGGCGGGAACGGAAGGCGCGGCTGCTCTCACGCCTGCGACCATGAAAGGCGCAGCTGCTTCCGAAGCGGAAACGATTGAAGGGAAGTCCGGGACGCTCTATGTGACGCCTCTCGGCCTTCGAGGCTTGAAAGCTACGACAGGACGAAACGGGCTAGTCGAACTGGCGACCGAGGCAGAGGCAAAAGCGGGGACGGACAAAGAACGCGCCGTTACCCCTGCGAGCTTAAAGGCCGTCGTCGATGAGGCGACCCCGGACGCAAGCGAAGCCGCCAAGGGGATGATTCAGATCGCCTCTACGGTTGATGCTACAGCCGGAACAGATGCTTTGAAGGCAATGACGCCCGCAACTGGAAAGGCTGCGCTCGATGCGCGAATTGCGACAGTTGAGGAAGCGAAAGTTGGCACGTCGGCGACGAAGCTCATCACGCCTGCAACGCTAAAAGCCGTCGTGGATGCAGCTGTGGCGGCGGCTCTTGCGAAACAAGGAGGTGCCGAATAATGGCCAACACAATTTTGATTACTGACGCCGGTCTGGCCGAAGTTGTTGAGGCAGAACAGGGAGGATTCGCCCCCGTTGTCATCACGGAGGTGGGCTACGGCACGGGGCAATACACGCCGACGAACGACCAGACGACCTTGAAGGAAGAGTTCAAGCGTCTAACGACCATCGCAGGCGGTGCGGTTGGAGACAACGTCATCCACCTTGCGGCCCGTGATGATTCGGCAGAGGCCTACACGGTCTACGAGGTCGGTCTCTATACGGCGAGTGGAACCCTTTTCGCAGTTTGTTCGCAGACGGTTCCGATCATCCAGAAGGCCTCGCAGTCGCAGGCTTTGCTTGCGATCGATCTCGCCGTGACGGACTTCTCTGCGGACTCTGTCGCTTTCGGCGATACGAACTTTCTGAACCCGCCTGCTACGACAACGACTCTCGGTGTTGTCGAGCTTGCGACGGATGAAGAAACGATCGCGGGGACCGATGGAACGCGTGCTGTCACTCCGAAGAGCCTGAGCGCACGAACATCGACGGAAAGCCGCACGGGTTTGATCCGCATCGCCGTCCCGGCTGAAGTGCTTTCCGGCAAGGACAACACGAAGGCTGTGACGCCGTTTGGATTGCTGTCTGCCTTTTTGAAGAATCACGGCGACAGCGGATTCCAGAAGCTGCCGAACGGTCTCATCGTTCAGTGGGGTAAGGCTTCGATTGCGGCCGATGGTTCGACCGTTGTTGCCTTCCCTGTTGCTTTCCCGACGAGCGCCGTTTTCGCAAATGCAACGCCTACTGGCGGGGTTGCAGCGGACTTCGTTGCCACAGGCTTGACGAAGGGGAACGCGACCTTCAAGCACAACGCAAACGGCAAAGTCCAGGCGCTTTGGATGGCGCTCGGATTCTGAAAGGAGAGGACAGGATGGCTTACTACTACAGCGCGTCTCAACGCGCTTTTTACTGCACGGAGATTGTGTCGGTGGACGTTATGCCCGCCGACAAGGTGGCGGTCGCTGACGATGTTTACAAGAGCCTCATGGCCGCCCAGAATGCAGGGAAGTTGATTCGACCCGGTGCAGGAGGGACGCCTGAAGCCGTTGAGCAGACCGGATCGGCTGCAAGTGGCATCGTTCACGAGATGACGCCGGCAACGGCCGACAAGCTAGGCCATGTCAAGATCGGCAAGAACGTCGATGTTGAGGCTGACGGAACGATCTCTGTCAATCTCTCGAAGGACGTTGGCGGTCAAAGGGACCGCGCTCCAGAAAAGCCCAACTACGGCCTGAGTTGAGGGAGGTGGAAACATGGCAGCGGTCAAAAATTTCACGCTCGATCAAGGCTCCGATAAGACGGTGTCCTTCGTCCTGAGCGACAAGAATGGTCCACTTGATCTGACTGGATACTCAGCCGCTATGCAACTTCGCCGGTACGCATTCAGCGAAGAGGCAGTCGATACGCTGACGACCTGCAACGGCCGTCTTCAGATCGATGACTCGGCGGGTAAGGTCACTGCGAAATTCAACCATGAAAAAACCGAAAGGTACCCGGGCGACACGGTGCTGTATGACCTGGAGCTTGAGTCTCCGGACGGCGAAATAACGCGTGTGGTTGAAGGGAAAATCAAGGTCTCTCCGGAGGTGACTCGTGTTAGGTGCGCGCGCAAGGCGTGAGCTCGCAATCACTGCGCAAATCACGTCGGAAGAAGAAATTCACGTCGATGCAAATTGTCAGGACGTAGTGCCACAAGTTGTGACGGTTGAGGTTCCTGGCATCCAGGGACCTCCGGGCAAGGATGGGGCAGACGGAAAACCCGGAGAACCTGGTAAACCAGGCGAGGGGGCTCACGTCGAAAGCATTGACAACTCTTTCATTGACAATCTTTTTTAATCGTAAAAGGAGTGAGAAAAATGAGTGAATTGAATGCATTTTTAGATAAGCAAGGTTTGACTCATTACGACAGCAAATTGAAGACGGTCGTTGCCGGGCAGATGACGATCGAGGGGCGCACGATCACGCTGAAGAGCGTCTCTGGTGCAACGCTCGCAACGGTGACGATGCCGCAGACGATCTATGAGCTTGCAACGACTCAGAAAGACGGTCTGATGAGCAAGGAAGACTTCGCCAAGTTGCAAGGTGTCGCAGCTCAGGCGACGAAGGTCGAAAACTCTGAAACGAACGGGAACATCCAGATCAATGATGTTGAGACGCCCGTTTATGTACACCCGAGCGTGACGGCAGGTGCTCTTGGTGCAGGACTTTACAAAATCACGACTGACGGCAATGGGCACGTCACTTTAGGCACGAAGGTTGTCAAGGGCGACATCACGGCGCTCGGTATTCCGGCTCAGGACACGACGTATGGTCCGGCTTCGGCTGATGCGGCGGGTTTGATGTCTGCTGCCGACTTCACAAAACTGCAAGGAGTCGCTGTGGGAGCTCAGGTCAACGTACTCGAAAAAGTGAGCGTCAACGGCGGTGCTCTGCCGGTCAGTTCGAAGGGCGTCAATATCGATCTCACGCCGTACGCGCTGAAAACGGACATTGCGAGCGCTGTGAACTACAAGGGTTCCGTCGAAAACTATGCGGCGTTGCCGACCAAGGATGTGAAGGCCGGCGATATGTACAACGTCGAGACTGCCGATCCTGCTCATCAGATCGACGCCGGGATGAATGTCGTTTGGAATGGCGCGAGTTGGGACCCGATGGCCCCGATGATCACGATGACTGGCATTACGAACGAAGAGATCGACGCCCTCTTCGCGTAGGGGGCGTTCCGATGGCTAACTCTTTTCTTGATTTGATAGGGCTGGCTCACTTCAAAGAGAAGCAGAGTCAGCAAATTAGCAAAGAGTTCGCAAAGAAGTCCGAGGTAGTCACAAAGGCTGATGCCTCGGATTTCGCGAAACACAAGACGTGCAGCGCGATTCGAGATCGAGCACCGTCAAAGCCGGACTACGGCTTATCAAAAACAAAGGAGGGGGCTAAATAATGGCTCTGAAAGAACAAGACATCGTCTTTACGACGACGGATGAAGCAGGCAACACCGTCATCCAGTTTCCGATTACGCGCGTCGAAAATGTCGAAGACGCCGTGCGTACTGTGAACAAGAAGAAGCCTGACAGCAATGGCGACATTCAGATCGATGTCGACATGAGTCATCTGGCGACAAAAGATGAGCTGACGAAGGGCTTGGCGAATAAGCGAGATCACACGATCCAGATCGCCAACGCGGACCTGAACACGCTGCTTGAGGACAAAACATGGGCCTGCAGTGGGACGCTGAAAAATACACCGATCGCTTGCACCTTCTGCATCGTGCAGGCTTATGACACGGGTGCTCCTGTCAGCGGGAACATCGTGCAGGTCTGCTACGTCCCGAACCTAACCGACAACACGGTCCGCACCTTCTGGCGCAACTGCACTAATGGGGTGACCTTCGGAAAGTGGAGCGAGTCTGGCGCGGTGAAGACGGTGAATAGCATCGCGCCTGACGCATCCGGCGAAGTGACGCTTCCGAACGCTACGACGAGCAAGGCCGGTCTCGTGCGCCTTGCTGCTGAAGAGGACGTTTTGAATGAAGCTCCCCAGACGGCGGTCTGCACTCAGCTGATCTACGAAATCAACGAGTTCAGACGCAAGTCAACGGCGTACCAAGTCGGCGACAAGGTGGACTGCGCCTTCCAGTACGAGCGCTTCCTCGAATGCACGAAGGCGGGGAAGACGAGCGCGGAGCTGCTTGATACGCGAAATGTCACGCATGGTCATGTCATTGCGGACGGCATGGTTGAATGGACCGTTCGTACTCATGTTCGAAGCGTGAATGGGAACGTCGCCGGCGCGGACGGTAATGTTCTGGTTGATGTTGGGGTGAAGACGGTCAACGGGAATCGGCCGGACGGAAGCGGGAATGTTTCCATTCAGGCTGGTATTGAATTAGTGAGGTGGTAACGGTGTATATCGTGAAAGATAAGACGCTAGGCGACTGCGTTTTCGCGAACGGCTTTACTCGAAAATATTTTAAGACGATTACCGTTAGCGGCGAACGCGAGTGGGAAAACCCCGCGATTTCAGAATTGGGAACGATCGGGGGCAGTACGTTCGCCTGTGCTGCTACTGGAGACAGAGGCGATAACGGAATAAATGTGGCGTTTGATAAAAACCAAAGCACATCATATTTCAACCGTTGCGGAAGCGGCGCAGGTATAGACTATCTGACTATTACAATGTATAACCCTGTTGCAATTAGGGTTAGGTCGATAGAAATCGTTCCGGCTTACTACAGCTTAAACAAAGGCATCCTCCAATATTCCGACAACGGGAGCACGTGGACTGACATTAAAGCCGTTACAAAAGGGCAAAACGATGTTCCCGATGTTGGTTTGCACAAATATTGGAAGATCAGAGCTATAGAAGGCGTCTACAGTGGGGGCTTTAGAAACGTGCAGGTCTCCGAAATCTACCTCCGAGGATTTGAGCCTTACACCTATCAAAAAGAGGTAGAGGCAACGGCGGACGACTATGACCGTTACGAAGACCATTTAAACATTTTGCGAGGTGAAATAAAATGAGCGTGAAGAAAATTCACCTATTCCCGTCAGAGGAAAGCTACGTGGCCAATAGTGGTAGCGTTGAGGCTGATGATGTGGCTTTGGTGCCGTTAGTGCTGGCACCTGTCGCGAAGTCGGGGAGCTTTAACGATTTGAACAACCGTCCGCAAGCCTACATCACGGAAGCTTGGCGAAGTGGGACAGCTTGGCATCGAGTTTGGTCTAATGGGTGGATTGAGCAAGGGGGGCACGGGACTGGTAGTAGTTGTACTTTTAGTAAATCGTTCTCGAATAAAAATTATTCCTTTGTGGTAAACGCTTCAAACGATTACACGTCACATCCCGATTATCTGGCTGCGTATGAAAAAAGGGGAAGTAGAACGACTTCCAGTACTGGTATTACGACGTATTCAGGTGGCGCTGATGGCTGGGATTGGTACGCATGCGGAAATTAATAGAAGGAGCAATGAACATGGGCTTTGAAATTGGACAAATCTTTGATGGCGAATATCCGCCCGAGTGCGCCGTTTGGTGCAATAGGCACGGCGACCGATGGATCAAAGAAATTGAACCGCTCGAAGGCGTGCGTCGTTTTCAGATCGTAAAGTCGCCGGAGCCAACGCCCGAAGAAATCGCCGCGCAGGAACTTGAACAGGCAAAGATCGAACGCGCGGCGGCTGTGGCGGCAATCAAAGTCGAGGTCGACGGCATGATCTTCGACGGAGATGAGGAATCTCAGCAACGCCTCACGCGAGCGATCCAGGTCGCAGAGATCACGGGCATGGAGTCGACGCAGTGGGTGCTTGCTGACAACACCGTCGCTACGATCACGGTCGAGCAGGCAAAGCAGGCGCTCGCAAAAGCAATGCTCGCTATGGGCGAACTGTGGACGAAGCCTTATGAGCTGAGATCGTGAGCACGCCAACATGGCCGCGAGTACTAATGGCTTATTTCCAGGAGCCTCTGTAATGATGTATGACCCGAGTGTTCTCTGTGATGGTTTGGGGCACAAACAAATCTCGAGGCAGGATCACTGTGCCATCCGATAGCGTTAATCGCTTTCCGTTCAGCCGTGATCCATAAATGATTCTTGTTAATTTGGATATGAAGCGCACGTTGGCCGTAAGTCGATATGCTGACCTCAAGCGAATGAATTTGTAGAAATCAAGAAGCGTCCCGATATATGGGTGATTTGGTTTTGCTCCAAATGTGCTTATGGAAATTTGGCATGGCGCTTCGTAGCTTGCAAAGCAATCCAAGGATAAAAGGTCATCAAAAGCATCCGGCCTAATGACCTCGTTATTCGTGTCCATGTAAAGGCCGCCGTACTTGTAAACGGCATGCAGTCTTGCAACATCGGAAACGAAAGCGTAGATGCCCTTGTTATATGCGTCTACGGCATAGGGGTAAGATTCAATAGGAAAATTGTTTTCATCCCACCTAACGATTTCATAATCTGGTAAGAGACGACGCCACGTATCGATGTTTTTTTGTCGATGCTCAGGGATTCGACCTCCACCAAACCAAGCAAAATGAATGGTTTTTGGGATTTGCCTTGATGGGATGTAATCTCGTTTTATAGGGCTGAATTTTCGACGTAGGAAAAATTCAGCCAAGTCCAAGTGAAGGAAACTGTTAACGATGAAATTCGGCGTAGGGGGGGTAACATCTTGAAACACTTTTGATTTGGCTACAAAACAGCTCACGGCCGTCGAAACCATGAGCGGGATTCATATCCGTAACTTTATCACACCGCCTTCTGGCGGTTTTTTTATATGTGGAATTTTATTGTCAAGGCGCTGAAAGAGGCGCTGAAGGAGAAGGTGACTGAAATGACGAAGGAAGAAGTGAAGGAATGGCTCGACAAGCTCGGCGTCAAGGTCGAGGAAGTGACCGACGAGCTCATCGCCAAGGTGGAGGCTCAGAAGGCTCTGCTTGATGCGGAGACCCGTCGCAAGACGCGCCTCTTCTGGGGGCCGGTCGGCTTCATTGCTGGGGTGCTCTGCTCCTGGCTGTACGGAGTCCTCTTCTGAGGACAGATGCAACGAGCTGTGAGAATCGGCGCGTTGCGACTGAGGGCATGCTACTGTGTACTCATGGCCGGGGGACTGTCCCTCGGCCTTTTTTATAAGGAAAGCCATTGTTTTATTACGGCTTCATTAACGACCAGAGCATCTGCACCGGCACATACGGTTTCCCGACAGAGGTGACCATTCCTAACTACATCTACATCGGAACGACTGACGACAAGACCGTCATCGGTAAGAAGTGGACGGGCAACGGCTGGGTTGAAGTGATCTATTACTTCTACGCCCAGCTCAACGAAAAGGACCTCTGCATCGGCGTGCAGGAATATCCGACCGAGGTCGTCGACGCGAAGTTGATTCGCATTAACTCTCTCGACGAGTCTCTCATTGGCTTTTGGTACGACCGCACGGATTCGACCTTCAAGCCGGCTCCGATCCGCGTGCTTGCAGATCACTCCACCGACGTTGTGAACTATCGCAATGAAGATCGTTGGCTTTCCGACGTATTGGATGAAAAGGCGAACAGCCTCACGATCTACAGCAAGACCGAAGCGGACGCTCGCTTTGCCCTCAAGGGCGAAGGCGGCTCTGGTACGCCGGGTGCCGATGGTGCTGATGGCTTGAGTGCCTATGAGGTCGCTGTTGCGAACGGCTTCATTGGCAGCGAAGTTGAATGGCTTGCGAGTCTTATGGGTGAACCTGGCCTGCCCGGCAAGGACGGCGTTGATGGCAAGAACGGCATCGACGGCGCTCGCGGTGAGCAGGGCCTCCCGGGCAAGGATGGTCTTCCCGGTGCCGAAGGATTGCCCGGTAAAGACGGCGCTCCTGGTAAGGATGGACTTCCTGGTCGAGATGGCGAACGCGGTCCGCAGGGCTATCCTGGTGCCGATGGTCGCGACGGTACGAATGGACGCGACGGTCAGGACGGCCAGGACTTCGGCGGCTCTGTGGCGTCTGACGTGATTCGCCTCAACGGCACTCAGGCGCTCTTCAAAACGTCGTCCATGATGACGCTCGCGACGAACAGCCTTGAGACGATGATTGCCGGCTCGAAAATCTATTCGAAGACAGCCATCAGCGTTTCGTCGGACGTTCGCCTCAAGGAAGGGATTGCGAAGGTCGATGCCGACCGAGCGATTGCGTTCATTCGCAAGCTCCCGGTCGTGACTTACTCCTACATCGGCGAGGAAGACGGTCAGAAGCACATGGGGCTCATTGCGCAGCAGGTCCAGAATGCGGACCCGCAGATGGCAAAGCTCTTTGTCAGCAAGTCGTCTGAAGGCTATCTGGCGGTTGACTATGCCTCTCTGGTGTGTCCGTTGATCCTCGCGGTTCAGCGACTTTCGGAAGAGGTTGAGCGACTTAAAAGCTAAGTCTTAAAGCTCCATAAAGGGGGACGGGAAACCGTCCCCTTTTTTTACGCCTGCGATGCCTCCGGGCGTGCCAGAACTGGTGCTTTTCGAAGTCGTTGCATATGGTGGAAGTGAAGAAAATCCAAGGAGGCGATCTATGGAAAAAGGGTTTGTGCAGACGTTCATCGACTACATGTCGTTGCTCGTACCTGCTAAAGGGGAGGCGTATCTGATGGTCATTTCAGGGACTGTCGGAAGCGCACTGGCTTGGGCGCTAGGAGGTATTGACCTGCAGTTGCAGTGGCTGTTGATGTTCGTCGCCGTGGACTACGTGACGGGGACCATCGCTGCAGGAAAGACCGGCGAGTGGAACAGCCGTGTCGGCTTTCGAGGGCTTTTCAAAAAGGTGTTCATTTTCGTCGTCGTTGCGCTGTCGCATGGGCTTGATGTCATCACAGGCACCGAGATGCTACGCAACGCTGCCATTGTGGCTTACGCCGTGAATGAGCTCGGCAGCACGCTTGAGAATATGGACCGCCTTGGCTTTGGCAGCATGATTCCGAGCTTCCTTCACCGAGCGATTAAGGAACTTAAAAGTAGGGAGGTTGTCAAAAAATGAGTAAGGTTATCTGTATTGACGCCGGTCACGGAGGTACTGATCCGGGGGCTGTGAATGGTCGCCACAAAGAGGCTGAAGCGGCCTTGGGTATCGCAAACAAAATCGCGGACAAACTAAAAGCGAAAGGGCATCGCGTCGTGCTCACTCGAACGAAGGATCAAGCGCTTCTGCTCCAACGGCGCTGCGACATTTCGAACGCAGCCAAGGCGGATGCGTTCATTTCGATCCATTGCAATAGTGCCGAGAACAAGGACGCAAGCGGAATCGAGACGTTCAAATATCCGGGGGTCGGAGGCGTGACGCAACGCCTTGCTGAAAACATCCAGAACGGTCTAGCTTCAAACTTTCCTGAAGAAAAAGACCGAGGTGTCAAGGAGGCGAAGTACTACGTGCTGAAGCACACGAACGCACCGGCCGCACTTGTGGAGGTTGGCTTCATCTCACACGATCCGACAGCCGAGAAATTGTTCAGGTTCAGCTACCAAGACAAGCTCGCACGAGTAATTGCCGAGGGAGTCGAAAAAACTTTTTCTTGAGCCGAATTTCAAAAATTCTTGTGACCTATAAGGGTTTACGATATACTAATTAGGCATGCAGAGAATTACGCGGGAAGTGACGCGTAAGTGACACGAGAACACGTAAACCGCGTCACACCGGGCTTTGTCCGACTAATCAAGTTACTGTTGTAGTAAATTCTGTAGCGTCCTACAAGACACGAGAAAAGCCCCTGAAACCTACGTACGGCGCGGTTTTGGGGGCTTTTTAACTTTCAGAGAATTACGGGAAAACGCCCTGTTTTAAAGTGCGTAAGTGACACGTAAGTTACACGACACGCCTAGAAAAAAGCCTTTCGGCTTGACTTTTCCAGTTCACTGAATTGTCACACAACGTTCACTTGTAATTTATCGATTGCTTCGATCAGGTCGGTAACGTCCTTGTGCGTATACAACTCTGTCACGTTCGAATTCGAGTGGCCGACGATCCTTTTCAGGGCTACTGAGTTCGACGATACGCCGCAAGAGTCCATCAGAGAGACGAAAGTATGTCGGAGCGCGTGAGGCGTGTGCGAGACGCCCAGGCTCTCCATATACGGGTCGAAAAAGTGCTTCTTGTACTGGTCGTACTTGATAGGCTTGCCGTTCGCGTTTTCGATCAGGTGCTCGCCATCGAGGCGCTTTGAAAGGATCGACGCAAGCTCTCTGTGAATCGGCACAATCCGATCCGCGTTTTCGGTCTTCGTTCCGCGCACGTGGATGATGCGCTGGGCAAGGTCTACGTCTGCGGTCTTGACTCCGAGGAGCTCTCCTATCCGCATGCCGGTGTAGAGCATGATGAGCACCGTGTCAGCCAGCCGCAGTTCAGCGTAGGACTTCTTGCCGGTCGGGAATTGAACTGCGAAGTCTTGCGAGCCAAATACAGCGCCGAGCTCCTCTGCCGTGAAGAACTTTTCTTTCGCGGCTTTTTTCTTTTTGGGCGGTGTGATCACCAGGAACTGCGAGTAGTCTTTCGTGACGATGTCGTTCTCGATGCAGTACTTGAACGCGTTCTTGAAGATCGATTTCACCTTGCCCTGGCTCTCCTCCGACATGTGAGTCATGCCGTCGAGGATGTCCTGCATGTGAACCTTCTTGATGTCGGCCATCTGCATGTCGTAGAGCGGTGCACAGCGCTTGTATGCTGACCTGAGGCCGGCGGCGCTGCTCGGGTACTTCTTGAAGTGCGGCGGCGTCCAGATGTCCCAGACCTCAGCAAACGTTAGCGTTTTTCGTGTGAGGTCTATCGGGTTCTGGTGATACTCGGCCAGGGCGATCATCGCTTCTTTTCGGCTTGCGTAATATCCAAGCGTGGAGGTGAGCTGCTTTGCCTTTCCCGTCTCTTCGTTGATCTCCCACCCGATCGTTATCCGCACCCACCAGGGGCGGCGTCGATTGCCACTTAATTTTGAAATGTTTCCATAGCCGTTTGGCGCTTTAATTGTCATCACCTTCTTTGAGGTGCTTGGTTTGATACTCCTTCAAGAAGTTCTCCATTCCAATGCGCTCGGTTTTCGATAGCAGCTTGAGGAAATCCGTCTGAACTGGAAGGCCTATCAGCAACGCAGGATTCACTCTCAGTTCGACGGCCATATCCCTGAGGATGTTTCGCTTGATGTTCGTGACCTTTCCGCTTTCCCATTTTTGGACCGCAGCGGCCTGCACACCAAGTCGCTCACCGAGTTCCGCCTGCGTCAGATTTCGAAGCATCCTCGCGCGTTTGATGATGTAGCCTATTTCTTTGTCGGATAAATACTCCATTAAACCCTCTCCCTTTGCTGTTATAAATATCTAATTTAGATATATATCTAATTTAGATCATTTAATTTATCAAAGCAAGAGAAACGATTAACTTCCAAAAATTCACTATTGAACTCAATTGTCTGATTTCGTACTATTTTTTTGAAAGGCAGTGAGAGGCGCCGTGCGATCGTGCGCGATTTTTTTTAACCGCAACTGTCTAAAAAAGATGAAAAAGGAGATGTTTTCCATTGAGAAACCTAACGGTGAACGATGTCGCTAAGGCGCTCAATAAGTCGCCCCAGTACATACGAATCTGTCTGCAAAAGGGATTGCTTCCGTTTGGAACGGCTGCAAAGATGCCGGGGAGCAATCAGTGGTCTTATTGTATCTTCCCAAAGAAGTTCAAGGAATACGTTGGCGATGAAGCCGTTTGAGAGAGCTGCGTTGAAGAGGGCACGCAGGGAAGCGGGGTTCACGCAGGCGGAGCTGGCCGCGCTTGTCGGATGCGGACAGCAAACAGTCTCAAAACATGAGAGCGGTGCCGCGACACCGGCGCACTTCAAGACGTTGCGAGCGTATGAGGAAGTGCTCGGCGTTCCGGCTTGCGAGCTCTTTCCGGACGTTTTCGGGGCGGAGGAATGAAAAAGGCCCCGCCGTGACAGTTCGGCGAGGCTATCGAATGAAATGAGGGGAGGAATTCGCTATCTCTAGTATGACATCCCCCGAAGAAAAAGCAATAAGCCCAAACATGTCGGGCGTAAAGCACCATTTCAGCGTGTCGGTTGCCGTCGAGGTCGGCGTCAACGCAGCCGTCGTTTTGGAGAACATCGCGTTCTGGGTCCGAGCGAACAGGAAAGCAGGTCGTCACAAGCACGATGGCAAGCACTGGACCTATGGCAGCACGCGTCACTTTGCCGAGCTCTTCGACTATCTGAGCGAGAAGCAGGTGAGGGGCGCTCTGGATAAGTTGATAACCTGTGGATACGTGGAAACAGGGAACTTCAACCGATCGGCATATGACCGGACCAGGTGGTTCACTCTGACCGAAAAAGGCGAGCGCGCGACCCAGGAGCGGCAGTCCGAAAAGCCGACAAAGGCGAAAGGTGCAGCCGGTAATGGGCGACCTATACCAGATAAAAACAAGAAATCGAAAACGGGATATATGACAGATGCAACGCCCGGGCACTACCGCCGGGACCCGTTTGACTTTTGAGGGAAGGAATGAGAATGAATGGCTTTGAGTGAAGTCGATCTTTCGCACATTCGCAACGGGCGCACGAAGCCCGCAATCTGCACCACACATGGTGCATTTACGGACACGGGAGTAATGATCCGCGACCGGATCATCTGGATGGGCTGTGCGCAGTGTGCGCTTGAAGCCCGCGACCGTGAGAACGCCAGACTGGCGAAAGAGGCTACAAAGCGCAGCGAGGCGGTGAAGGCTTGTCGCATCATCGGTGACGCGGCCATACCGGCTCGATACAGAGGCCGCACGCTTGAAGGCTATGTCGTGTCGAACGGTGGCCAACGTGCCGCGCTTGAGGCTTCAAGGGAGTACTTGCAGACAATCTGCGAGAACGACGACAGTGGTGCAAACCTGCTTTTCTACGGCACGTCTGGAACGGGTAAGACGCACCTTGCCATAGGAATCGCGCAGGCGTTGATCGAGCACGGCGGCTCTGCGCTCTATACGCGAGCGTCTCGGATCGCTCAGCGAATCAAAGAGACCTACGGACGCCAGTCGGATCGAAACGAGCGCGAGGTGTACGAGTCCTTTGCTACGCCTGACCTTCTTGTCATAGATGAAGTCGGCAGGCAGTTCGGGACCGATGCCGAGAAGCTGATGCTTTTCGAGGTGATCAACTCACGCTACGAGGCGCTGAAGGCGACGATCGTCATCAGCAATCTCTCTGGTGAAGCCTTGATGGACTACTTGGGCGAGGCGGCGATGGACCGGCTTCGCGAAGGAGGCCGTTCTGTGCTCTTCGACTGGACGAGCTATCGACGCCGAGGATATTGAATTACACGAGACCCCTTCGCGGGTCTCTTTTTGCATGGAGGCTTCGATGAACTGGAAGCTTTTTGTGCCGCTCGGGCTGTTTGCTGCGGGCGCTGTCGGCGGGTACATGTACGCGTCGCACGAGTACGGCGAGGAGATCGCCAATGTCAAACTTCAGGCCGCGATTGTTCGCGCAAACGATGGGAGAAAGGCTTATGAAAAACTTGTTGCTGCGCAAAACGCGCTTGATGCTTCTCGGCGCGATGCTGTGCGCCTCTCTGACGACCTTGACCGGGTGCAGCGTGCCTACAAAGATCGTGAGCGACGAGCCTCTGCCGACGCCTGCCGAGTGGAACGAGCCGCAGTCTCCGCGTGCGAAAAGCTACTCCTTGAAGGCGCAGGCTTGGTTGAAGGAGGTGGACGCATACTTCAAGACGTATCCGCGATTCACGACGCCAGAGTAACCCTGAACAAATGAACCCCCGTCTGGATGTTCAAACGGGGGCTATGGCGTATCTGTTGGGGATTAGGCGCGGTCTTCAAGGCGGGCAGCGATTTCGTCGCGTTCGTCGCAAAGCGCCAGGAATGCCTTGACAAGGCTTCGCCATTCTACTTTTTTCCCGGCTGCGTAAGCGTCAGCAGCCTCGTCGCTCTTGAGGTCGATGGCAAGTTCGAGCTGTTCGAGGGCTTTTTCGAGTTCGCGGCGGTTGTCGGTGTTCGTCATGTTGGTCTCCGGTGTTTTGTTTGGGTGAGTTCATGTTCGCTCTGTGCCTGGGAGACAGCAAGTTTTAGTTAAACCTTCTTGCTTTGAATCATTCCTTGCCATACCTTCACGAAAAACCCCCGATCAGCTTCACGCCGGTCGGGGGCTCCTTTTTTGTGTCTGTAGGTTTTGCTCAGTAGATGATGCCCTGAGACGGGGAGAAGTATTCTTCGACGACGTTCGCGCGGTTCGTGCGCGGAAGGACGAAGACGAAGCGAGTGATCTCACCAAGCTCGGCGTCGTGCTCCGTGGCTTGCCACTTGATCACCTTGCGTGACTTGACGCCGGACTCGGTGTCGACAGACTTGTAGGTTTCGCCTACAAGCGTGAACGTGATCTGATTCCCGTTGTGGGTGATCGTGAATTGACCAGTGATGCGCGGCATGATGTGCTCCTTGCGTTTGAGTGATGGGGTATTTCCCCTTTTGTTAAACGCATTATATGCAAATTACGCAAACAAAGCAAGTAACATCGATCAATCCTTCGTCGGCAGGATCGCATCTGCCCACTGTTGCATGATGGGACGACGTTGCTCAAGGAGGTCTGAGCGTTGGTAGGCCTGCACGACCTTGTCGCCCTTTACGTGAGCCAGAGCGCGCTCGGCAAGGGCCTCATGGATGAAGTTCTCCTCGCACCAGTCGCGGAACGTTGATCTGAAGCCGTGCATTGTGAAAGACTCGCCTGTCGCCTTCCGGATAAAAGCCCGAGGGCTGTCGATAACCATCTCTTTGTCTGATCGTGGCGCAGGAAAGACGAGCTCAGACTTTCGTTCGCAGCGTTCTAGGACTGCCAGTGCCTGACGTGAAAGCGGGACGCGGTGCTCAAGACCGCACTTCATCCTAGAGGCCGGGATCGTCCACGTCGCGCGCTGGATGTCGATCTCGTCCCATCGTGCGCAAAGGAACTCTTGCACGCGTGTAGCAGTGAGGATGCCGAAAAGGACGGCGCGAGACACGACAGAAGTCTTTTTCGCCGTCTCCGGTGCAAAACTTTTCAGAATTTCAAGAGGCATTGCCTCATGGTGCTTGACTTCGTGGACTTTTGAGATCGGCGGCAGGAAGAAAGCTAGACCGTCTTTCCAAGTAGCAGGGTTTGTTTGTATGAGTTCTTCAGCGATTGCTTGAGAGAAGAGACTTTCGAGGCGGCCTCGTAGGCGGCTGGCTGTCTCTGGCTTTTCTGTCCAGATCGGTTTGAGGACTTCGAGGATGTCTCCTCGCGTGATGTCCTTTACGCGAAGAGCACCGAGAACCGGGACGGCATAGGTTTCGATTGTGGACACCCACTGCGATGCGTGCTTTTCGTTTTTCCAGCGCTTGACGTTTTGAATGGTCGCGATTGCACCAGGATAGAACTCTTTGAAAGTGATGCTTTCTCGGGCGTCTTCTTCTGAAAGCTTTGATGATGACGGATCGATGCCGTCGGCCGCCATTGAGAGAATTTTTGCTGCCCGCGCTTTTGCAGACGTGATTGAAATGCGCGAGGCGCCACCGATCGACAAGTCTTTCCGTGTCCCCGCGAATCGGTAGCGGACAACCCACTGCCGGGAAGACTCAGAACGCACGAGAAGCATCAACCCACCGCCGAGCGAGTACCGGCCGGGTGGCAGCGTCATGAAATTTTTCGAAGTGACTTGATCTTTCATATCTACCTTTGGGCGGTGAATCGCGTAAGACCCACCAGAGACCCACCGAAAAAAGACCCACCAAAAGACCCACCTCCACAGTCTATCGCATGGCGTGATATGTCGCAATCTGGCGGATTTTGGCGGAATCGACGAAAGTAGAATTCTGGAATGTGCCTGGTACTCAAGGCAAATAAAGAAAAACCCCGGAGCCTGAGAGGCTTCGGGGTCTGTGTTCTGGCGGAAGGGGAGGGATTCGAACCCTCGATACGGAATTTCCGTATGCCGCCTTTCCAGGGCGGTACATTCAACCACTCTGCCACCCTTCCAAGATGGAGCGAGCTGACGGTTGCGTCAGAGAGCGCAATTGTACAGTATATTTTTAAAGTCGTGTGA